CAAGAAGTTAAAAGGAATGTCTGTAGTAGAAAGTTGGATAATTGACGATAGTAAAACGGATAAAAGTCGATTTTATGGCTTTGATTTGCCAAAAGGAACTTGGATGATATCAATGAAGGTAAACAACGAGCAAGTTTGGAGTGACGTTAAAGCAGGTAAAGTAAAAGGCTTTAGCATTGAAGGTTACTTCGCTGACAAGTTAGAAATGTCAATGATGAGTGAAGAAGATATTTTATTAGAAAAAATCAAACAAATAATTATACAAGATGAGCAAATTTAAAACACCAAGTTATTCTTCCCCGAAAGCAGGAAGCAAAAGAGGATGTCTATGCGAAAACGGAACATACTCAAAGAAATGTTGTGATGGTAGTCTACAAGCACAGGGTATAGGAGCTACCACAGGAACTGAATCAGTTTCCGTAACAACTAATGGCGGAACGAGAACTATCGTGCGTCAGAACGGATAAAATACAACAAGAATATAATTAACACGTTTTATAAAAAAAAGAACAATGGGATTAAACGAAGTATTTCAGAAAGTAGCAGACATTGAGAGAAATGCTACTGAGTTAGCAAGTCATAAAATTGATTTAGGATTAGTAGATGACATTAAAACAGCTATTCAAAAAGGAGAGTTTGCTTATGAAGACTTAAACGATTCATTAATTAGTCACGCTACTATTAAAAAACAATTTGATGAAATTTTAAAAAAGTCGAATGATAGTTACGATAAAGTTCAAAAATTTATAATGCAAGCACAGAAATGGGATCAAGAATCTACTCCTGTTTATAAAAAAATTACTGATGCTTCTAAAGATTTGGGTATTGCAAAAGAGCAAATAAATGGCGTTGGAGCATTAGAAAAGTTAATTGGTAATATTGGAAAATTAAGAGGTGAAGCACAACGTGTTTTATCTCAACAATAATAAATTAAAGTAATAAAAACGAAAAATGAAAAATAGCACAATTAACAAAATCAAATCACTTTTAGGAATGGAAGTGAGTTTAGAAATGATGAAGTTAGCAGACGGAGTTACGGTTCTTGAAGCAGACGCATTTGAAATGGATAACGAGGTTTTTATCGTTACAGAAGATGAGCAAAAGATTCCTTTACCAGTAGGTGAATACGAATTAGAAAGCGGAATGATCCTAGTAGTAGAAGTTGAAGGTATCATCAAAGAACTTAAAGAAGCTCCAGTGGCGGAAGAAGTTATGCCTGAAGATGAGGTTGCTCCTGAAGTTCCTGTAGCTGCTGCTGAAGAAGTATCTGCTCCAAAGAAAACTATCGAATCTATCGTTAAAGAAACTTTCTTCTCGGAAATCGAAGCATTAAAAACAGAAAATATTGAATTGAAAGCTAAATTGGAATTGCTTTCTAAAGTTGACGAAGTTACAGAAGAAGTAACCGAACTTTCAGAAGAACCTAAACCAATTAGTTTTAATCCTGAAAACACGAATGTAGTTGAACACTTCCGTTTAGAGAAAAACAGACAACGTTCTACTATCGATTCAATCTTTGAAAAATTAAACAAATAATATTAACTAACAAACATTTTTAAAAAATGGCAACTACAACATCAATTACAACTACTTACGCAGGAGAATTTGCAGGTAAGTACATCGCTGCAGCTTTATTGTCTGCACCAACATTAGACAAAGGTGGAATCACTATCGTTCCTAACGTAAAATTCAAACAAGTAATTAAGCGTGTGGCTACGGATGACATTATCAAGAACGCTACTTGCGACTTCGATGCTACATCTACAATCACACTTACTGAAAAAGTTTTACAACCTGAGGAGTTCCAAGTGAACCTTCAATTGTGTAAAAAAGATTTCGTATCAGATTGGGAAGCAATTTCTATGGGTTACTCAGCATTTGAAGTAATGCCGAAAAACTTTACAGACTTCTTATTGGCACACGCAATCGAGAAAGTTGCTGCTGCAATGGAAACATCTATTTGGACAGGAGTTAACGCAACTGCAGGTCAATTCGCAGGTTTGATGACACAACTTACTACTGATGCTGCTTTACCATCTGCTCAAGAAGTTGCAGGTACTACGGTTACTGCTGCTAACGTTGTTGCTGAGTTAGGTAAAATCGTTGATGCTTGTCCTGCTGCTATCTACGGAAAAGAAGATTTAAGCATTTATGTATCAAATAACATCTACCGTGCTTATGTACGTGCTTTGGGTGGTTTTGCTGCTGCAGGAGTAGGTGCTAACGGTTACGACAACAAAGGAACAAACCAAGTTTTAACTGACTTGTACTTTGATGGAGTTCGTATCTTCTTGGCTAACGGATTAGCTTCTAACACAGCGTTACTTTCTCAAAAATCTAACTTGTACTTTGCAACAGGATTGTTGAACGATATGAACCAAGTGAAAGTTTTAGATATGGGTGACTTAGACGGATCACAAAACGTTCGTGTAATTATGCGTTTCACTGCAGATGCTAAATACGGTTTTGCTTCTGACGTAGTTACTTACGGAATCACAAACTCTGCTAACTAAAATTAACAGACAAATATTGAAAGGGGAGGTAAAGTGCCTTCCCTTTTTTGTTTAATCTAAATAAAATATACAGAAAATTTGCGAAATAACAACAGGCAGACTCGAAGTTTGTAAAGATCAAGTTGCAGGAATTGATGCGATTTACTTCTTAAATTATGGGGATTATTCTTTCCCAGCAGACGTTGCTTACGTGGCAACTACTGATACTATTGATACAATTGCAAACGTAACTTCACTTTTCAAATACCAAGTGAAAGGAACGAACTCTTTTGATCAAGTAATTACTTCTTCACGTGAGAACGGAACTACATTCGTAGAGCAAACACTTTCAATCACATTGAAAAAACAAGATGCTGCTACACACAAAGCGGTTAAATTACTTTCTTACGGAAGACCTAACATTATCGTGAAAACACGTAACAACCAATTCTTTATGGCAGGACTTGAGTTTGGTATGGAATTGACTACTGCAAACGTGTCAAGTGGGGTTCAAATGGGTGATATGTCGGGTTACACTTTGACCTTCGTAGGCACAGAGAAACTGCTTGCCAATCTAATTGATGCAACAGGAGAAACAGGTGCAACAGGACTTGCAGGAACTGCAGGAAGTGTATTCGGAGCAACTACAACTATTATCTCCGCTTAATTCTTTTTTCATAGCTTAAATGAGGGGTGGCTTAGGTCATCCCTTTTTTATTTTAAAACGTTTTAATAGTTTGTACGTTTAATAGATATGATAGTATTAACTCCATCAACATCAGCACAGACGTTTAGTTTCATTCCAAGATTTGAGAACTACACAACGATGACTATAACTGATGAACAAACCAACGTAACTCAAACTATAACGATTACAAGCTCAACTCAAACGGGTTATGTAAACACGATTACTGCAACATTTGCTCTTAAAAACAATCACGGATATACTTTACTATTAACAAACGGAGCAACTATCTGTCATAAGGATAGAATTTTCTGTACTAATCAAAGCATTTCGACTTTCTCCGTAAACAACGGACAATATACATCAAACACTACCACAAACACTTTCATAGTTTATGAGTGATAACGTACACATACTAAGTCTATCGGCTTACACAACGCCTACAATCCAAGAATCCAAGCGTGATAATTGGGTTGATTTTGGCGAGGACAATAATTTCTATTCTTTTTTGATAGATAGATACACGAACTCCACAACGAACTCGGCAATTATAAACAACATTTCACGTCTTGTTTATGGAAAAGGATTGTCTGCTTTAGATGCTAATCGTAAGCCTAACGAGTATGCTCAAATGATGAGTTTATTTAATAAGGATTGCGTTCGTAAAATGGTTATTGATCGCAAGATGTTAGGTCAATTTGCTATCCAAGTACACTACAACGACAAACACGATCAGATTCTAAAGGCGTATCATATGCCAGTGAACTTACTTCGTGCTGAGAAATGCAATAAAGATGGAGATATCGAAGGTTATTACTACTCTGATGATTGGACAGACGTTAAGAAATATGCTCCCGTTCGTTATTCAGCATTCGGAACATCGAAAGACAAGGTAGAGATTCTATTCTGTAAACCTTATGCAGTTGGGATGAAGTATTATGCTTATCCTGATTATCAGGGAGCTTTACCATACGCACTTTTAGAGGAGGAGATTGCAGATTACTTAATCAACGAAGTACAAAACGGATTCTCAGGAACTAAAGTAGTCAACTTCAATAACGGAGTTCCAACAGAAGAACAACAAGCAATCATTACTTCTAAAGTAATGAATAAACTTACAGGTTCAAGAGGTCAAAAAGTAATCGTAGCATTTAATGACAATGCTGAATCTAAAACAACTGTTGAGGATATTCCTTTAAACGATGCTCCAGAACATTACACTTACTTATCTGAGGAGTGTTTACGCAAGATTATGCTAGGTCATAACGTTACTTCTCCGCTATTATTTGGGGTTGCTTCATCAAATGGATTCAGTTCTAATGCAGACGAGCTTAAAAACTCTGCTATCTTGTTTGACAATATGGTTATTCGTCCAATGCAAGAGGAATTATTGGAAGCGTTTGATTCTATTCTAGCAGTAAACGGAATCTCATTAAAACTTTACTTCCGTACATTACAACCTTTAGAGTTTACAGACCTTGAAAACACGCAAACCGAAGAAGAGGTAGTTGAAGAAACAGGTACTGATGGAACTCAGTTAAGTTCACAAACAAACGCATTAATTGATTTAGGAGAAGATGCAGATCCTACTTGGATTCTGATTGACGAAAAACCTGTTGATTACGACAATGATGATTTAGAAAACGAGAACCTAGCAAAAGAACCTAAACAAAGTCTTTTAAGTAAAATTGTAAATCTCGTTTCTACGGGTGATGCAAGACCTAACATAACAGATAAGCAAGATAAAACAATTGATGGCGTTAAATTCGTTGTTAGATACAAATACGAAGGTGAATTAACTAAGAATCCTCGTGAGTTTTGTACTGCTATGGTAAAAGCTAATAAACTTTACCGTAAACAAGACATCTTGAATATGGAGAACCAAGTAGTCAATGCAGGATGGGGGCCAAGAGGAACTGATACTTATTCTATTTGGCTATACAAAGGTGGAGGTAATTGTCATCATAGATGGAATAAGCAAGTATACGCAGTTTTTGAAGGTACTGCTTTAGACTTACCAAACCAAAGACAAATCGCACAAGCAAAGGCTGCAAAGTTCGGTTATAAAGTAACTAATCCACAACTTGTTTCAACTCGTCCTATTGATATGCCTAATCAAGGATTCTTACCTAAAAACGATTAACCAATGGCAGAAGCACTATTTATCACGAGAGATGACATCGTTCGTTACACGGCTTTAAACGGCAATGTAGATACTGACAAGTTCCTACAATTTATCAAGATTGCACAGGACATTCACATTCAGAATTACTTAGGATCTAAACTATTCCAAAAGATACAAGCAGATATTATTGCTAATACTCTTGCAGGTAATTATTTATCACTTGTAACTACATACGTTAAACCGATGTTAGTTCACTGGGCAATGGTAGAATATCTTCCTTTCGCTGCTTACACAATTGCAAACAAAGGAGTCTACAAACATTCATCTGAGAACGCTGAGAACGTAGATAAAAACGAAGTTGACTATTTACTCGAAAAAGAAAGAAGTATTGCTCAACACTACACAGAAAGATTCATAGACTATATGTCATTCAATCAGACTTTGTTCCCAGAATTT